GAGCATAATTGTCTCGATAGCCTCATCAAGCGTAGCCTCCGAGCCGAGCCAAGACTCAACCTCCTCAAAACTAAACTTCATACTAGACATTTTGAGCCTCCATCCTAGCGTTTTCACGCTCCATTACATCGTTATATATCGCCTCCGGTACTTCAAAATCTGATTCATACAGATAGCCCAGACTCTCGCCCATGTACCTCGAACAGGTATGGTCAGTGATCCGCCCATCCGTAACATAGATATCCATGAAGTAGTCAACACCGTAAAATGATGCGCCGTAGTAGTATCTGTCGTCCCCATCGTCCTCCTCCGCCGGACTAAAGTTATCGAAATACCAGACTACTGTTTCAAGTAGCTCCTCCATTAGAAGTCCTCCTCAACCGTTACATTTTCCGCATCCGGTAACATATCGTGGATAGTATCAGCCACCATGTTATAGCCTATGATACCGCCCAGACTGTCAACAAAATTGCCAGCCTTATCCTCGATAGTTACAGAGTAAGTCTCACCGTTAGCCCAAGAGGTGTACTCCTCTAAATCTTGGCGTGCTATGTCTTGCTTTTCCTCGAGTTTTGTTCCCTTCTTAAACTCATAGAATAACTCGATATAACCACCTCGGCTTGTAGTATCAAATCTATCTTGCATACCCTCACCGGATAGCCTATAGCTAACACCGCCATGTTCGTATATGTCCAGCCAAAACACCTTGCCAGCCTTCAATTTTGCTTGAAATGCCGGCGTAAGCTTGCCGGACTCAGTGGTTATATCGTCCAGTGGCTTGTACGTTGTCCAGCGTGGATTAAAAGTAACTATGTTAAAATTGCCCCACTCCGCCGGACTTTCGCAGTCATCGTACCGAACAGTGGCTATATACTCCATTGTGTCAATGTACTTTACTTGAATATTCATTGTATTACTCCTGTTCTTTCGTTATTTCATATACTCGCTCAATCTCGGACAGTTCAACTAGGTCAATTTGCTCCTTATCTAATTCTTGTTGCATATAGTCAACCCAGTCTCTTATCTGATTAAGCATATCAACAGCCAGTGGTGTATCATCGTCCATTTGATCTTTTGTCATTTTCGTTATACCGGTTATATGATATGTAGGATATTTTTTGTTATATTCGTCAATACGTTGTTGCTTGGTCATAGCGTTATACCCCGAACAGTCATAACGACTGCTATATAGTTTGATATTGTTGATGTGTTCATGGCGATTGCCTCCTTTATTATTCTTGCTTTATTGCAAGCTCAAGAGCCATAAATGGCTCAAGAGTTTACTATAAAACCTCATCCTCACCGGCTAATTCACTCTCTGGTAGCGTGTTCAAGAAGTGCAATAGATCCTCCGGACTGTCAATAGGCTCAGTTTGCAAGATCGTTACTTCTGTTTCGTTGTAGTCAATGAATAGTTGCGTGCCATCCTCAAGCTTATAAACCTGTTGTGCAAAACCGTTTGTGAAATGGTCATAAATCTTGACAGTTTTACGGCTCAAGACCTTGCGTGCATCATTCATATTATTAGTGTTATTCACAGTAGTTTATCCTTTCATTATTAGTTACACTGGTAACTTTACGCCCGTATAATAACTATATCAAGCATGATTGTCATTTTACTTGTGTATAAATACGCTTGTACTCTGTTAATTCCGGCGTATAATTATAAGTATGAAACTAAAGAGTAAACCAAAGACCGGATGTCCGGTTGAAGCTTGCGGACTCGGACGGCGTGTCCTCAGTTATCACGATAAACCCCACAGCTTTAAAGACGGCATACCCTATCAGATAGCCAGAACAACAACGTGGAAGTGTCCCAATGGTCATATGAGCCAGAGCCACAGTATGATTGAAGCCAATTTATTAGATACTACACCGGATCGTTTTACGGATACATCCGGCAAGCGATTCCACCGCAAGGGATTCAAGCATCACAACAAGCCCCAAACCAAACCATCCTATGACTTTACTATCACCCAAACCAACCACCAGCGCCACACTCAAAGACAAATGGAAAGACTAGAGCGCCAAGCCCTTGAACAGTCGCAAAACCGTCATACAGATGATGAGTTACTAGGATGATGTTATTATTATGATATGCCAAGCAAGAGAACTATACAGAGAAAAGCAAGCCCTAGCTATAAGCAAGACCATCCAAGAGCGCCAATTCAAGGAGCGCCCCCAAAACCGTACGATGAAGTTACCGGCACTATTATATGTGAGTTAATAACTAATGGACTAGGACTCGTTAAAGCTTGCGAACAGGTCAATGTTTCTTACAATACAGTGGTGAAATGGTTGCAAAATGATGCAAGTTTTATGAAAATGTACGCACAGGCGAGAGAAATTCAAGCCGATTATTATGCCGATAACATCTTAGAGACCATAGACAATGCCTCCTCAGACCGTAATGAGATAGAGCGTGCCAAGATTAAAGCCGAAGCCCTTAAATGGATAGCCTCCAAGCTCAAGCCCAAGCGTTACGGCGATAAGCTAGACTTGACCTCTGATGGTGAGAAGCTAGAGCAACCGATATATGGTGGCTTATCAGTAGCGCCCAAGCGTGAACCGATAGAAGCCGAGTTAGTTGACACCAAGCAATTAGAAGCCAAGCACAGAGCCAAGAAGTCCAAGCGCTAACAGATACCAACAGATTGAAGCGTCATTATACTCGGGTTAATACACCCTCGAGGATGTGTCCACCCCTGTAGGCTAGAAGCCCCCTCATTATATATATGAATACTTTATAGTTGAACATGGTCGCCAGTCCCCCCGCCCTCGGCTACCCTCCTTGTTACATGGGCAAGGCGGAGCAAAACTCGGAAAAAAAGCTTGTTCGGTATATCAGACTATGTATTATTATGTCCCCATTTTTACTACCCTCGTGATGTGGCTTTTGACAAATAGGGGTATAATGGTGTTGTAAGTAAGGAGTAAACCGATGGATGAATGGAATAACTGGGGGAATAAAACGATAGGCTTTCGGGGTTGGTTGATCCTGGGTGGGGTTCTGGGGATTGCTTGTATACTTTTGGCTTGGGCCTCCTAGTTCTCGCGCGGGCGGGGTGGTAAGATACAAATATGATATTTAAAGATACGACTGCTACTAAAAAGATCTTTGAGCTGGATAAGAGAATCAGGTGCGTATGTGGCGGCACGAGTGCGAGTAAGACGATTAGTATTCTATTCTGGTGCATTGACCGGGCGATAGCGTTCCCGGCCAGTGAAGGTGGATCCCCGGAGCTGATAAGTATCGTGTCCGAGAGTTTTCCGCACCTTCGAAAAGGGGCGATGCTGGACTTTCAGAACATTATGAAGGACCGAGGCTATTGGAAGGATGTTAACTGGGACATCACTAATTCGACCTATACCTTTGGATCAGGATCTAAGATTGAGTTCTTTTCGACTGACTCGGGGAAAGCTCATGGACCGAGAAGGGATATTCTGTTTGTTAACGAGGGGAACAATATTCAGTATGAGATTTTCGACCAGCTAAGGGTTCGAACTAAGAAAATCATCTGGGTTGACTGGAACCCGACCAACGAGTTTTGGTACTACACCGAGTTTATGGACCAGTTCGACCACGACTTTATTACCTTGACTTATTTAGATAATGAGGCTTTGGATAAGAATATTGTTGAGGATATCGAGTCTCATAAGGGAAATAAGAATTGGTGGAAGGTTTATGGTTTAGGCCAACTCGGGGACGTTGAATCGAAAATTTACTCTGATTGGAATATTATCGATAAGATTCCGTTTGGGGCTAGACTTGAAAGAAGGGGTTTGGACTTTGGCTATTCCCGGGATCCGGCGGCGATTGTCGATGTTTACTACTATAATGGCGGCTATATTTTAGACGAACAGTTGTATCAGACTGGAGTTTCAAATAAAAGGCTGGCCGAGACTATTAGAAATTTGAATGGGAATCACTTTATTATGACCTACGCTGACAGCGCCGAACCGAAAAGTATTGATGAAATTGCGGGTTATGGAGTCGGAATCATGCCCGCCACGAAGGGTCCCGGCTCAGTCCACCAAGGCATATCTTTCATTCAGGACCAGAGCATCTCGGTTACGAAACGGAGTATAAATCTAATTCACGAGTACCGAAACTACCTCTGGAAGTCCGATAAGGAAGGCAAAATTATTACTGGGAATCCGGTTCCAGAGGATAATCAGGCGGACCACGCTCTCGATGCGGTGCGGTATGCGATGGA